TAATGGTTATACGACATGCACCGGTGACATTACAGGTGTTACAGCAAGTACAGGACTTGCAGGTGGTGGTACGAGTGGTAGTGTTACTTTATGTATCAATTCAACTTGTAACTCTACATGGAATGCCAAGACAACATGTACAGGTACTACTACTCCAAGTAACACGCAAACGTTTACTAATAAAAGTGGTAATATTTCACAGTGGACTAACAACAGTGGCTATACAACTTGCACCGGTGACATTACAGGTGTTACAGCTGGTGCTGGTTTATCTGGTGGAGCTACTTCAGGTACAGCTACAGTTGCTTTAGATGGGGCAATGGTCGCAACACTCAATCAAAGTGGTTGCTCAGGTCTTAATTGTGTAGGTGACATTACTAATGTAGGTGTTAGTACAGGACTTGCCGGTGGTGGTTCAAGTGGTAGTGTTACTTTATGCATCGATTCAACTTGTAACTCTACATGGAATGGTAAGACAACTTGTACCGGTACTACGACACCTTCTAATACACAAACCTTTACCAACAAGAGTGGTTGCATAACCATGTGGAATAACAATGCTGGTTATACGACATGTACCGGTGATATCACGGGTGTTACTGCTGGTACATTGCTTGATGGTGGTGGTTCGAGTGGTAGTGTTACTCTTAACGTTGACTTGAGTGAGTTAACTGATGGTACAGCTGCTATTGTTCCTACAAGTGATGAAGTAGTTTATCTTGATGGTGGTTCACAAAAGCGTAAGTTGTTCTCCGAGATCTTTGGTTGTAACGCTTATAGCTCTACAGGATTTACTACTTGCACAGGTACAACTACTCCAAGTAACTCTCAGACCTTTACTAATAAAGGTGGTAACATAAGTCAATGGACAAACAATAGTGGCTACACTACTTGCACTGGAACGGTAGTTGCAGGTGATATATCAGGCTTTACATCTTGTACAGGAACAACCACACCGAGTAATACACAGACCTTTACTAATAAGAGTGGTAGTAATAGTCAGTGGACTAACGATGCAGGGTACACAACATGTACCGGTGATATTACAGGTGTTACAGCTGGTACTCTTTTAGATGGTGGTGGTTCGAGTGGTAGTGTTACTCTTAATGTAGATCTATCCGAACTTACAGATGGCACAGCTGCTGTTGTTCCTACAGCAGATGAAGTAGTTTATCTTGATGCTGGTTCGCAGAAGCGTAAGCTTTTCTGTGAGATCTTTGGTTGCAATGCTTATAGTAATACAGCCTTTACAACATGTACTGGAGATATAACATCAGTAACAGCAGGTAATGGTCTTACAGGAGGTGCTTCTTCTGGAGGTGCTACTCTCAACGTAGGAGCTGGTACAGCTATAACAGTAGCAGCAGATACAGTTGGTGTTACGACAGCTTGTAATACAGCTTGGAATGCTAAGACAACTTGTACAGGAACAGTGACATCAATTGGAACTGGTACTGGATTAGATGGTTCATTTACTACATCAGGTACAATTACATTAGACTTATCAGAACTAACTGATATGACTGGTGGTATTGATACTGCTGTTGATGAAATCATTCTTCTTGATAATGGTGCAGAAAGACGTAAGCGCTTTGCTGAAATCTTTGGATCTAATGCTTATAATAGTACTACAATTCCTACTAACAATAACCAGTTAACTAATGGTAATGGTTATACTACTTGTACAGGAACGGTAGTTGCTTCAGACATTAGTAGCTTTACATCTTGTACAGGAACAGTAACAAGTGTTAATGGTGATGGATCTACCATTACTGTAACTAATGGTACAACAGATGCTTGTGTAGGTGTTCATGCTGATTGTGATACAGCTTGGAATGCCAAGACAACTTGCACAGGAACAACTACTCCTTCTAATTCACAGACCTTTACTAATAAGTCAGGTAACATTTCACAATGGACTAATGATGCTAACTATACAGCTAATGCAACTACTTGTACTGGTAACCTTTGCGGTGCTACATCACAATGCATCTTTGATACAGCTGAGAACTTCTGTATAGGACCTAATGCTGGTGAAGACCTTAATGGTGGTTCAAATAATACTATGATAGGTCAATGCGCCGGTCGTTGTATCACAACTGGTGCACATAACATTTCAATCGGCTCTAGAGCAGGTGAGAAAAATTGCACCAAGAATTACAATGTATCGCTTGGTTATCAGGCTGGTTTTTGTGGTGCCGGTTGTGGTAACACAGCTATTGGTCAACAAGCAATGCAAAATTCAACTGCTGGTAACTCCGTTGCTTTAGGTAAGTGCACTTTATATAGTGCTACTGGTAATAGTAACGTTGCTATTGGTTCACAAGCTTTCCAGAATATGTCATCTGGTATTAACAACTTCGCACTAGGTGGTGTTGCTGGATTCTCGATGCAGACAGGTAGTAACAACGTGTTTATTGGTGAGTGTGCTGGTCGTTATAATACTGGTGGTAGTAACAACATTATGCTGGGTCGTCGTGCTGGTAGATGTTATACAGGTGGTAATAAGACATCCGGTACAGGTAATGTATACCTCGGGCAAGATGCCAAAGGAGGAACAAACACATCAAGTTGTGAGATTGTTATTGGTGATGGTGCTTGTGGTTGTGGTACTAATACAGCAATGATTGGTAATAGTAACTTATCAGTTGTCTGCTCTAATGGTTCTTTCTCTACAGTTTCTGATAGAAGAGATAAGACATGCATTTGTGACCTTGAGTTTGGTTTAGACTTTATTGGAAATCTTAAGCCTAAGACGTTCAACATGATTACAGATAGAAATGATCCGGAAGGTTCTATTAGCTGTAAGCGACATGGTTTTATTGCTCAGGATGTTCTTGCTCTTGAAGGTAGTGATCCAGTTATTATTAGAGATGACAATCCTGATAGACTTGGTTATACTGGAGAGCATATTATACCTATTCTCGTTAAAGGTATGCAAGAGCAGCAAGCTATTATAGATGATCTTAAGGAAAGGCTAACAGTATTAGAAGGATAAATATATATAGATAACGACTATGTCACAGGAAATTAAGATATGTTCAGCAGATAGTGGGTGTTTTTTAGGTGGCTTAAGTGCTGTTGATACAATCCATTCAGAGAAGTTTTTTGTTTCAAATTGCTTCATTAAGAGTGGTGGTACAAGCTCACAGTTCCTAAAAGCAGATGGTTCATCCGATGGTAGTACATATACATCTTGTTTAGGTGATGTTACTGGTATTGATGCTGGTACAGCTATTACGGTTAGTGATGGTGGTACTGCTACTCCTACTGTTGGTGTTACTTCATCTTGTGATACAGCTTGGAATGCTAAGACAACATGTACTGGTACTACAACACCTTCTAATAGTCAAACCTTTACTAATAAGGGTGGTAATATATCACAATGGACAAATGATAGTAATTACATTACCGGTACTGGTACTGCATGTAAGCTGACTAAGTTTAATGCCGCTACTGATGGGGTTGAGGATAGTATTGTTACTGAAGGCTCTTCTCTTATTACAGTTAATGGTGCTATTTGTGGTTCAAACTTTTGTGCAAATGATACAAGTAACAATCTTAAGTATGGTTGTAATGTAGGTGCAGGTGGTATATCAAATATTGGTATAGGTAAATGTGCCTCTAATGCAATGTCCACAGGCTTTAATAACATTGCCATTGGTACTCAGACAATGAAGAATGCTAATGGCATTTGTCGTAACGTTGCTATTGGTGATTGTGCTGGTGAAGATCTTGCTGCAGGAGCTGATGATAACGTTGCTATCGGTACAGGAGCAATGCTAAATGCTACTACAGAGAATGATAGTGTTGCTATTGGTAAGCATGCAATGAATGCTATTGCAACCGGTGGAGAGAACGTTGCTATTGGTTTATGTGCTTCTTATAACCAGACAACAGGAACTAACAATGTTGTTTTAGGTGATTGTTCTAGTAGTGGTAATACAACCGGTAGTCACAACGTTACAATAGGTTCACAAGCAGGATTTTATGCTCTCTCAGGTGATCACAACTTAGGTATAGGTCAGTTTGCTCTATATGATAACTGGGGTGGTGATTACAATACAGCTCTTGGTTCAGCTTCAATGCAATGTAATACTACTGGTAGTAACAATGCTGCAGTTGGTTATAGAGCAATGATGAACAACACTACCGGTAATGATAACTTTGCTGTTGGTGAATGTGCACTTCAATCTAACGTTAATGGCATTGGTAACACAGCTTTAGGACATAATGCCTTTGGTAGTAGTGTTACCGGTAACTACACCGTAGCCATTGGAGACAATGCAGGAACATATCAAGCTAACGGTTGTAACACACTCTCTGCTGCTTCTGATAGTATCTACATTGGACGTAATACAAGAGGTAAAGATAACAATGATAGTAACAGTATTGTTATTGGTTACAATGCTTGCTCATGTGGTCAAAATACAGTACGCTTAGGTAACAATAGTATTACAGCTGCTTGTATTCACGTTGCATGGACAGTTACTTCCGATGAGCGTGATAAGACAGATATTGCTAATCTTAACTACGGTCTAAACTTTATTGGTGAACTTGCTCCTAAGGCTTTCAAATATAGAAACAATCGTACTACTTCCTCTACAGATGGTATATGTCGTTATGGGTTCTTAGCTCAAGACGTTCAAGAGGTTGAGGATGGAGATCACGTTATTGTAGATGAACGTAACCAGGACCAGTTTGGTATTAATACCGATTACCTTATACCTATTCTTGTTAATGCTGTTAAGGAGCTCAAGCAGAGAGTCGAGCATCTAGAATCACAATAACACTATGGTATATATACATAGAAAACCCCTAAAATAGGCTTAGAGAGGGTCTGAGCAACAAGAAACGGTAGGTTTGCACCTACCGTTCTTTATGTTAAATTGCTATAGTTTACTATTAGAGATATCCTAAGTTTTGCTTACGGCCACGCTCTGGTGTCCATGGACCTTGTTTAGGATCAACTAAAGTAATGGTTGCTTCAGAGTCGAGATCTTCTTTATAATCTCCTTCTGTTACACCGGAGACTTGAACACGAACTGCTTTACTATCTGACTTACGAACAATCACAATATCAAGTGAAGAGCCAACAACGTGATCAGCTTTAGCAGCTACTGTAAGTTGGGTAATGCCAATCTTAGCAAGGTCGGTTGATGAAACATCTGATGTAGTTGAAGCTGCAGCAGATCCATCAAACGATGGCCACTCATTCCAAACAATGTAGTAATCATCATTTAATGTACTATTCGCGGTTGTGCCAATACCATAACCTGATCCAGTTACGTAATGTCCTTCTGTTCTTTTAAGACCTTGACCTTCATCAGCACCGGACTTACCATCTGCAAGTTTAATGTTTGTAAATTTAAGCATATAAGTATTTAATCAACCAAGTATAATATATACAAAAAAACGGGTCCATTTCTGGACCCGTTTTGGTTTAATTGTTAATGAGGTCTTAAACCTCGTTATCCTAGAAGTAGACTGAGCTAGATCCTGGAGTGAACTCTGTTCCAAGTCCCTGAACGATAACAACGTGGTAGTAAAGATTACTTCCAAAGATGTTGTCGACAACTCCGTAACGGGTAAGCAAGCCTACGCGTGGTGCGAAGTCGTTAGGTCCAACGGTGCGCTGAACCATGACTGGGATGTATGGGCAATAGATGATACCTGTGTCGTAGAACTCAGGTCCTTTGTATCCAAGGAGTGCGTACTCAATACCACCAGTAGATCCACCGGTGTAAGCTCCACTCTGACCGAAGTTACCATTCTGGACTTCAGTACGGGTGTCGCGGTATACATTGAAACGTCCACCAAGTGAACCAACCTTAGCGATACCAACTGGCTGAGTGTTGATGTCTCCGGCAACGGGGACCCACTGGAACTCAGGAAGCATCTCAAGGATAGCACATACACGAGGAGTAGCAACAATGAAGTTAGCAGCTCCACGACGGTTACGAACAGCAATGCGATTTGCCTCAACGATCAAGCGCTGGTAGAAATCACGGTTACGCTCAACGAGCCAACGTCCATCAGCAGAAGCGGGGCTCCATACCGAGAAACCAGGTCCGAATCCAGCACCAAGTGCGGACTGAATCATGCGCATAAGCATCTCACGGTCGATCTCAGCTTGGATCTCGTACGACATAGCGTTCGTGATCTCAGCGTCAACGTCGATTCCGTTCATGTTCTTAAGGTCCTGCTCAAGCTCAACGCTCCAACGAGCACCGAGGCGGCGAGTACCAGCTTCAACAGCGGTCTTTTCGAACTTAACTTCAACCTGTGGAATGTTACCGGTGATTTCGAAAGCAGAAAGGATGTTAGCAACACCTTTGTCCTGATCACGGAATTCCCAATATCCAGCAGCACCAGTGAGGTCATCTGAAGAAGCACCAGTGAAACGGGTGTCAAGCAACTGATATCCAAGTTCTCCGGAAGGAGATCCATCAACGGTACCGTCAAATCCAAGCTTAGGGTTAGGTCCGGATCCAGCGCCACCTGCAGGAGGAGCACCAAGTCCATCAACACCATTACCAAGTTCTTCAGACTGGTAAGCATAACGCAAAGCGAATGCAAGACCAACTGGTCCACTCATTGGCTGAACACCAACGATGTCGTTAGTGATGAGCTCAGGGAATGTACGACGAATCATTGGGATCAACACCTTAGGAAGGCGTTGGTCTCCAGTAGCATAGCTGTCACTGGAAGTCGAAGCGTTAGGGGCGAAATTACCTCCAGCATTGGGTCCAAGTGCGCCACCAGGGCCACTTACATTGCTTTCCTCGAGGCACCATTTCTCTTGGTTCTCCAAGAGTACCGCAGTATTAAGGCGGGTGTGAGCATCTTCGATAGCGGCGACGCTATCAGATGTGTAGTCGAGTACTGGAGCCCACTTTTCCAAGAGAGCATCAGCACGATCTTTATCAATAAATGATTGTGGTTTATTCATATTTTTTATTTTCTATTTTTTGTATTTGAACCTT